GATCTTGCATACCATTTACTACAACGTCTACAAACTTTGGAAGGATCGGGACGGGTGTCCAATCTAAATTTAAATAAGACAAGTCACCATCTACAGCTAATTCATTTTTATATTTAGCTATGGACTGCTCTCCTCTTGCATATAGTCTTAATCTGTTAAAATCTCTCCACTGACTATAATACCTACAGCCATTTGAATCTTTTCTAAACCACTCATATTGTATCGCTTGTCCTATCTGTAATCCAAATTCCTTGGTGGCTTTTTCTGAGTCTGATACAAACTGACTGGGAAAACCTACAGATGAAATATTAATTTTTACGTCTTCCATCTATTTGATTAATTCACTATAAATTCCGTTATTAGCATATCTTGCAAAGTTAAGATTTATTTTGTTTTGTTTTTGTTCAGGTAAATATAGGTTTTTTTGATTGGCCATAATTGCTAATCCTGAGCTAATACTCGCATCAAACTTTGTTCTGTTGTTTATATCAAACCTTGCCCACTCATCTAAAGTTCTAGTGAAATACATACTTCCCATAGAAGTGGCGTCCCTATACGCTCCTGTTAAATCCAACCCAATGTGTTTTTCAATATACGACTCAATAGCTGAGGCGTGTGATTGTTTTACATCTTCTGAAGTATTCGGTATGCCTCCTAATTCTTTTTCTGTTTTTGAAAGTTTATTAAAATGCTTATCAGGTCTATTCATACAGAAACCTCTGTACCCCCTGTTTTTAAAATGATACAGTAAGCGCGGCTTGTTATTTTCTATTAATATTGGCATGCTATAAAAAACGCAAGCCATTAGTACATCCTCAAAGAATATCTCCGCTGTTTGAGGTCTAGCTACGTACTCCAAAAAAAACTCATTACTTGGCGCTTCCTCCATATTAAACTTTGTTAATCCATGGAGCGCGCCATTTGAACCTCGACCAACTACTGTTCCCGATATATCATATGAGTCACATCCAAATGCTCCAATGTGCTCATTCATCGGAAAGTAATGACTAAATTTTTTATATTTTTTGTTTGTTATATTTTTATTAGGCATCCAAGAAACTTTAAACCTGCCTTTTGGATCTGGAGAAAAAATAACCTGTGAGTCTTTTACGCCGTCTTGCCAATAAAACTTTCCCCTTGTGACATGTTGTTCTATAATTAATGAATCATTATAGTCGATTTGTTGATATATCTTAGTCAAATTAAATAGTGAGGTTTTGCTTTCATCTCTGAACGCATGAGACTCTGTCCTTGGAAACTGACGGTAAAATTCATTTAACGCATCAGCGTCTTGGGTTAAAGAATCTACTTCTGCCTGCCAATAGTCTACCGCGCCATTACCAATCATTTCTCCATCAACACCCAATACATTTGTCTCAGGTTTATGAAAAACCGGCATGCCGTACCTGTCTATAAAACCTTCCATGTTCCACTCCATAGGAATAAACAAACTGTACATGCCGCTTTTTGTTTGGCCATTTTGATTACGCGTTTCTATATTTGAATCCTCATAAAGTTTTTTAAAATTATCTCCACCTTTGCTTAAAGCATTAGAGGTAGAGCCCATCATACATTTGCCTATAATTTTGCTTCCTAGTCTTAAACAGGTTTTAGTAACCCTCCAATTATTTAATATGTTATTTGGCTTTATCCATTTACCGCTTTCATCATGCACTAAAAGCAAAAGCTTTTCACCGTCATAAGAGTTTTCATCGGTATTTTTCCAGTCAATAGTGGTGTCAAGACCATATAGCTCTTCATCAACAGCGTCATACATATTTTTTTTAGTAATCTTAGAAGCCGGTATTCTAAATGCAAGCTCAGTTTTTGGCTTATCCATACCATCTTGTATGGGTTTGAAAAAGAACGGCAGTCTATTGGCTATAGGAACAACCTTGTCTGTGAACATTTTTTTTGCATCTGATCCTGTTTTTGATAGTATACCTACCCTTGAATCCTTAACCAATGTTCCTGTATTTACACATTCAGACGACCCCATAAAAGAGAAACCTGAACGTCTTATCTTTAAATACACTAATCCGAAGCATCTGCTGTCGGCTTTACATGCCTCCCAGAAAATAAAAAATATTCTATTAGCTTCTCTAAAGTCAGGATAACCCACGTCAATGCTAGTCCATTGCAAGTACATGTAATGGGAACCTGTCATATATATAGGCTTGCCATTATTGTAGAACCAATACCCAAATTCTCTCCTATCAAACTCCTGTTCAATATAATCAACCCACTTGTTTTTAAAAACACTTGCCATTTCATTCCATTGAAATATTGACTGAATTCGGCTCAGCTCTTTAGGTAAATCCTTTCTCTTCCAAAACTGTTTAGTTTTATTAGTAGATTCTTCAACAATATTATTTGGCTTTATAGGCAATGCTATGTTTAATCCATTGATGTTTACTATCTCCCCGATTTGGCCGTTTTTAGATATGACCACCATATCATATTTATTGCTATACCCATAGACCCATGTTTTAGCTTTATTTTTATTAGCTAGAACAGTCTTAGGTACTAGGTTTTTTACTACATAAAACAATCTATTTGGATCGTCTTTCAGCAAACCCTTGTTTTGATTGGACTTTTTCGCCATTAGTTTGATTTATAATTATGTTTTCTTGCTCTGCATCTATTTTATTTAATATATCAAAAGCATCGAATATTGCAAGTTTTTTTGTAGCTGCTGCATTTTTTAATCTATCCGCAGCTAACTCATCTTCAGGATCAGGTTTAATTATGTCTTCTTTTGCTACTTTAATTAGCTGTTCTACAGCTTTTCTACCTGCTGCAATAATTTGTACTTTAAGTAATTCTGAACTCATATTAAATTCTTATTATAATATTCTTTTTTAAAGGTGTGATTTCTATAATCAACCAATATTTCTTCTCCTTTTTTTATTTTTTTATAAGCGACTGTAATCATATCAGAACTATTTTTTATAGCTAAAAATTTGGCATTATATTCAGGACTATGATTTGTGTATCTTCCCAAAAAAGTTCTTTTATTATTTCTTAAAGCATATCCAATAACTTCGTTTTTTTGTACTTGTTTATTAATAAATAAACCTCTACCGTGTATATCCGATTTTTTTAATGTGTAAGATTTATTTCCATCGTCACTTACATTACCAGCTTTATTTTGAAATTCCGTACTATTTAATTTTTTATTCAATAAATTTTCATCTATGTTATATTGGTTTAACATATCCTTCCAATCATTATTTGCTTTTGCAATAGGATTTATCATATCGTCATTGTTATTTGATGGTCATACATTCGATAAAGTTTCTCGCCATCTACATCAAACTCATACTCACTGTCTGGCTGAAAACTTACTTGCGCCCCTGGTTTTATTCCTTGAGATAAAAGATAATCATTTGTGAAAACCATTTCTCCCATTAGTGGCTCTTCTTTTCCACGCTTAAACATAAATGACTTTTGTTTTTTTATTGGCTTTACAAAACAATATCTATCGTGGCTATACCACTGATTATTTTGATTATACATAAAAAACTGATCATTGTCTATAAAAAATAAATTATCCTTGAAAAAACTTTTACCACTTTTCTGTCTGCCTTTCATATCGTTGTAATATTTAAACACGTTGTGGTGAACCAAAAGTATGTCTCCAATTTTAATTGGACCTTGGTAGTTTAAAGGAACTTCTTTTACTTTACCTTTTCTATTGGATACTGTAAAATCCTCCTCACTTGTGCTAGTAATAAAATCTAACCCTGATATATTTTTAGTATTATTATATCGTTTGCCTTCTACAGGCTCAACTATAAAGTAAAACGGTGATTTCATTAAAAGTTAATATTATATTCTATAGACACGGGCACGTCCGAACTAAACTCTTTCCATAATAATATTTCATCTTTGCGTTGAATCCATATCTTAATAGATTGTTTATTAGAGTCTTGTTGAATTAGGTGTATAAAGTATTTGCCATTAAGTATTTCTTGGCCTACTATGTAGTGCATTGCCCCAGATTTGTAATCTGGACCTACGGAAATTTTCCTTATATCCATTTGATTAGATTTAATTTGAATATAAAGATACAAATATTTTAACGCCCTTGCCCGCGGTAAAGCTTACGGTAGTTCTTAGAAGACTTAAGAGCTGAGCTTTTTGTTTTTGAGTGTATCCCTGGTCTTCTAACTTTTGATTTAGTTTGGTAAGTTGCTATATTAATTGCTTTCGCCATTGCCGTTGATTAGATTAGTTTTTTGTTTGCTCCCTGCCGACGATCCAAAGTAGTATCCTATTACTTGAGTAAAGGCTGCTACTACTGCTCCGAATCCCATGTCGAATAATCTCTGAGACTCTTCAGGTATTTGCCACAACCCTATCGCTCCAGCAATTACTCCTATAAAACAAAGGGTAATCCCCCACCCTACCGTTTTAAAAAGAACATCATTTGATCCTGAATTTAGAGCTGCTATTTCTCTCTGCCTAGCAGACGCTCTGTCTTGAACTTCAGCCTCATAAGCTTCGAGCACCATCTCTTGAGCTTTTATCTTGTCTTCTGCTGGCGCATCTGAATTTTTAATTGATGAGACTACTTGCTCTACAGACATGTCTCCTTGTATAATACTTCCAAGAGTTGGATTTATTAAACCTACAGAGGCTTTTAAAAGTTTCCCTACAACCGTCTGGCCAAATTTTTTCTTAGGCTTACTCATATTACTTGATATGTTGTTTTACCGTTTTCTTTTACAGCCTTTAATGCTCTGCCTCTGTTTTCACTATCTGAGACGTAGCTCACATGTACCCAGTCAGGATTAGTGTCATCACCAAACTCCCATATTATCTGATCATAAGATAGGTTATTTTTTATATGATAAAACATTTCTGCATTTGTTTTGTGGCCGAAGATATCATCGAGGTCAATCGCGCGTCCCTGGCAATGTTGGCTGCGGGAACTTCCGCCGATGGCTTGATTCAAATTTTCACATCTGAAAAAAGAGTTTATTTTAATTGGACCGCCTACCCATTTTCTTAACGGCTCAAAAAGATTGTCAGCTAAAATGCCCATGTTAGAAAGCTCATATGAGCTAGGAGTATTGTCAATGTTTAGTCTAGTAGCGGTATTTGACTTAACACCTTCTTTGTACGATACGTGCTCACTTATTCTTTCCATGCATTATATACCATTTGTGCAAGGTATATCCTATGGCAACAAGCGTTGCAATAATTTTAAGAACTACATCAATGTCTGTCATTGACGTAGCTAGAGCTCCTACTGTGAGAGCATAAATCTTTGCATCAGTCACACTTATTTTTTTTTGATTCAACATAAATGTAGTTTACTGTTATCTCTCCAGCTGTGGTATCTTGCACGTAATTCATTTTCTTTTTGATTTTTTCCCAGATCTGTTTTGACCTTTCATTGCACTAGGGACATCTCCGATTTGGTTACCCACCTCTTTAATGGCCTTAGTAACGTCTTTAAGCTCTTCTCCGACTCGATCAACACGTTTAGATACATCTGCCTTCATCTGAGCAAATTTCGCCTCTAAAATGTCGGGTATCATATTATTGTTCTCGTCTTTGGTAAGACCTTTCTTTGTGAGCCATATAGCGGCTATGTTAATTACAATTAGTAAAACTACTAATCCGATTAATATTAATATAGTTGTATTCATAGTGTTTAATTAAATTCTTTTAACATGGAACTTCGATTTGTAAATCATCTACTTGATTTTGCGTTAAAGTAGTAGTAAAAATCCTTACTTGATCCATTTTTCCATCAAACTGATCGCTTGGTAGAACATACGAGCCCGCTTGCCCTAAATATAAGGTTGATGAATTAGATGGCGGTTTACCAGTAAAAGGGTTAGAGCCTGAAGTTGGAGTAAATGCAGTGCCATCAAGATATATAGTATTTGTTCCGCTTCCAGCACTATCAAAAGTAAAAACTATATTATGCCATGTGTTTGCCGATACGACGCCCCCTTGCACTCTAGCAATATCAGGTTGACCGCTAGTGTTTCTTATTATAATATCTAAGTCACCACCAGATACGTTAAGAGAGTACCCCTCTACAGCTC